GGAAGCTATTATCTTGCTGCCGCGAATGCGACCGGCACCCTCTCTGTGGCGCAGGGTGGCACCGGGGCCACGTCCCTGACCGATGGGGGCTTGCTCCTTGGGAGTGGCACGGGAGCCCTGACCGCCTTGGGTGTAGCCGCGAACGGACAGATTCCGATTGGCGACGGATCGGGCGACCCCCAGTTAGCCACAATCAGTGGCACCTCGAACCAGATTGACGTCACTAATGGCGCGGCAAGTATTACGTTGTCGTTGTCTAGCTCCTACGTGGGACAGACCTCAATTACGACGCTCGGAACCATCGCTACCGGGACATGGGAAGGCACGGATATTGGTGTCGCACATGGGGGCACGGGTGTCTCGACGCTCACGGACAACGCCATCCTTATGGGGAATGGCACATCGGCAATAAGCGGAGCCAATGGGATCTCAGGACATGACTCTCAGCCACTATTAACGATTTCGGGAGCTGGCGCTACTTTAGAGTTGTCAGAAACGGCGACAACTCCCGATGAGGTTTGGAAAGTTAAAACCACCGAGGCTTCTGGGGATTCATATCTTCAAATCAATAAACCAGACGGTGGCACCGCGTTGTCGTTCCACAAAACTGGCTACCAGGTTGCGTATGCAGATGGGGTCAATGCGTATTACTACAATGCGGCGGGGTCATCAGAGCAAGTGAGGTTTGGTGCGTCTGGGATTTCATTCAATGGAGGCACGAACTATTTAAGCGCGGTCCCTGTTCCAGTGGCCGAAGGCGGTACCGGGGCGTCGTCGCTGACAAACACGGCGATTCTCATGGGCAAGGGCACGAGCGCCGTGACGCCTGCTCACGGCATCTATGGATACGACAGTTATGCGATCCTGAACCATCAAGGCGCAGGAGCCGCTGTGTATCTCACTGATACAAATAGCACTCGGCAGCTACAAATCACGCATCAACAAAACACTGGGACGACCTCGATCCTAAAGATGTACGGGTCGGCGGCTGCTTATGGCACGGGCAATAACTTAACTTATCTCGATACTGGAACCGGGGAACAGACAAGCCTCGCGTCGGGTAACAACATCAAGCTCACGAACTTCGCCGGAACCGAGCATATGCGGCTGGGTCCAGATGGCATCAGTTTCAATGGCGGAACTGATGACATGGACTATGAAGTTGGCAGTTATACGGCCAAGCTCTATGGGTCCACAACAGGCGATTCGACCCATGTGGTAACGGCGACGAATTATTATGTGCGTGTCGGGAAGCTTGTGTTTGTCCATATCAACTTCGCGAATGCGACGTGTCCTGCTTCAGCTACAGGCGTGCGGACGATTAGTTTACCGTTCGCCAATTACGCTTCGACTGGTGGCGGGGCGTTTCTTCAGTCGAATGTCACGATCACAGGGGCGAGAACATGGACCAATGCGTATTTCTATGCAAGCACCATCCTCTGCTATTCGTCAGGCGATGACGTCGGGTGGGACGACGAAAGCATCGAAAATGATGCAGGTGACTCCGTCTGGATTCAGGGTTCATTTAGCTACCGAACGACCTGAGTAATTATTATGGCTCTACAGAAACGAACGTACATAGACAAAGTTGAAGTCGTGCAGGATTATCACGCAATCCAGGTGCGCTCCAAAACGGAGATCACTGACGATGGTGAGATTGTGGGGGAAAGCTATTCGCGGGAACTGCTCGTCCCGCTACAGCGCAATGCAGATGGGACGGATTGGGAGCCGACTGATTTATCGGGTCAAGATCCATATGTGGTCGGCATCGCAGGCGCGGTCTGGGACGATGCCGCGAGAGAAGCCTATCGGTCACAGTGGAACGACCAGGTCAAACCAATAGATATGCAAGCGATGTAAGTGAGGGGATTGTTATGACAGCATCACCGCCACGGGATATTACTGTTGAGGATTTGCTCAAGATTATTGGCGACAAGGAAGTCCAGATCGCCAGGCTCAATGGGCACATACAGACACTCACGGCACAGATTGAAGAGCTGTGCAATACCCCATTGCCAACGCCACTTAAAGACGTCGAAGAGAAAGCGTCCTGATGAGCAAGCGATACGCACCGCGCAATCACGAGGTACAGGAGCCGCCTGTGGAGGACTTGAAGGTGAGCCCCCAGAATGCGCGGAATCGTGAGCAGGACCAGAATGTGCGTATCGCCAGAGAGAAGGGGCGCACGGCGCGGATCTCGGGCAAAGATGTCTGGCTGAATCCGTTCACCGGCTTACGAGCGCGGGCGTGGACGCGAGGGTGGGAAGAGGCGTCATAGGCGGACATCATGAGCGACGATGGCGATTGGGTGGAGATGAAACGCTTGGTGCTAGACCGTCTGGACCAGCAGCGACGGCAGCTTGATGATGTGAGTGAGAGTGTCGTGAAAATTAACACCCAGTTGGCGATCATGTCTGACCGTGAAGACCGGGAGATGGCCGTAGCGAAGAGCGCCTCGATGAAAGTGGCGGGGGTGATGGGGACGCTAGTGTCAGCGGTCGTGGCCGGGTTATTGAGTGTATTCGGAGGCGAGTGATGGCCTATCCGATTCAGCTACAGATTTTCACCACGTTCATGGGCACCCAAGAGGGTATCCATTCTGTGGCGTTACCGGACATTTTCTCCTCATCGGGCTCGCGCAATCTCTGGATTGACAAGCTCGGGCGGGCGAAGAAGATTCTGGGCTATACCAAGAAGAACACCGCTGGGGCCACATCGCCGGTTGTGACTGATGTAGGTGAGAATGCCACGCGCCTCACGGCACTCAGAGCGTATCGGAAGACGGTCGGAACAGACCCGAGGCAGGTGCTTGGGCTGTTTGACGACGGGAGTGATGAGGTAGAGCTGTGGTATAGCGCGGATGATGGGGCGACATGGACCTTTATTCACGATTTTGGATCAGAGGAAGTCGGGATACGTCCAGATTTTGCCCAAGTAGATGACGTGCTCTACATCACACTCGGGAATGCCGAAGCTCCACGCACCTGGAATGGCTCGACGCTTGGCACGGCAGGACCGACGACACGGTCTCCAGCATTCAGCAACGTACAGGCAGGCACAACACTCGGGCAACTAAACGGCTCGTATACGTGGAAGCTTGTTAGCGTTGATGACACTGAAACACGGGTTGCCGGGTCCACCACATCAGCCGTGGCACAGGTCCAGAACAAGCCTGTCACGCTCACATGGTCTGAAGATACAACATCGGGAATTGCCGGTTATGAGTTGTATCGAACAATCGGGACGGGCACGGCGTTTTATTTCGTTTCATTCGTCGCCGGAAGCGACACTACGACGTATGTCGATAACAACTCTGACTACGATATTGTCGGGAATCGTACGCTGGAAGAACATGGTGATGCGCCACCTGCGGGCACCTATTTCGTCGAGCCCCATAAACAGCGGCTCTGGTGGGGACGCACCAACGCCAATCCTCGTCGTGTGCAATGGTCAGACCCCGGACAGCCTGATCAAGTGGGGGCCAATAACTACCTCGACTTTACGGATGAGTCTCATGGATCAATCGGGGACGTCATTACCGGGCTCAGTGGGGATTACGACGGTATGTTGGTGGTGTTCCAAGAGCAAAGTATCTGGACCGTCTCTGGCACCGGACAAATCGCCAACAGCATTATGGATTGGCGACGAACTCGAACCAATGCCATAACCGGGACAGTGTCACACAACTCGGTCGTGACCGTACCCGCCGGCGCGATCTATACAGACACGTCCGGGAAGCAGGCATCGGTCGGCAAGAATGTCCTGGCCTATTTCACGCCGCTGGGAGACATCCGGCTCTTTGATGGCAACAACGACACCATTATCTCGACGGCGGTGAAGACGACCCTGTCACAGTTTGCGTACGCATACCGGAAGAAGGTCCACGCCATCCACGATATTGAGCGAGGGCATGTGATCTGGTTCTTCCCTGGTCCGGCGAAGGCGGCTGAAGATGCCCGTGAATGCACACAGGCGGTGGTCTGGAATTATCGGTGGGGCGTCTGGTATGAGTGGCCGGATATGCCGTTGGCGTCCGCTACCACGCTAGAAAACGCCGATGACGCACAGTTGATTCTGGCGGGAGAGTCACAGACCACCAAGGGCGGCTACTGCTACGAGTTTTTCACGGGGGATAGTTTTGATGGGTCCAATATCCCAGCTCGGTGGATGACCAAGATTCTTTACGGGCAGGATGGACAACAGCCCTTGATGGCCTTCTATAAGCGATGGCGCTGGTTGGACTTCATCGCCGAAGCGGACGCGGATGTCACGCTGACGGTCGAGTGGATGGCAGGGTCGGCCTCCGATGAGGCAGTGTCACGAGGTGCAGCCGCACGGTCCCTCGTGCCCGTGGGCAACGCCCTGATTACCGCGGACGGGGGACGTATTGTGGCGTCTCCGGCGACTCCACGGTCGCCGATTGTGACGCATAACGAATCGACGCAACGCATCATCAAGATGCAGTCCACGAATGGGTATTACGTCGAGGATGTGGGGCTCCGGGTGCGGATTAGCGATGACTCGACGGATGGGAGCTGGAGCTTGGAAGGCATGACACTCGGCTATCAGACCTTGCCGGGGGCATCACGGCGGATGCAAGGCTAATGGCACGCAGTCACGCGCCGCTCTTGATCCAGGCTCCCGATTTTGGGCGCATTCGGGATGAGTCTGGGTCATGGACCGAAGAGGCGATTCGGTCGTTGTATTTGTTTTCGGAGGATACGCGACGACGCCTGATAGACGTGGAGCGGATGTTCGACTGGACGGAGGTGCCCTATGCGGCAGGGACGTTCTCCGCGAACAGTGGCACCTGGACCGTGGCAGAAGCGGACCAGAAGCTCTATCGCTTTACCAAGGTCGGACGCACGGTGAGCCTGAACTTCTTCTTCGAGGACACCACGACGGGCTCGGGGATGGGGACACAGTTGCGAATCAAGATGCCGTTTGGGATGCAGGCCGCTGCGACGACCTATATGGGGCCGCTGATTGTGCGTGGCAGTGTGAATACTGAGGGCTATGTCACGACCGAGGGCACCGATACGTTGTATTGCTATCGGACGGACCATTCCGCATGGCCGTCAAGCATCACAGACAATCTCGACATTC